TCGTTAACTGTATCAAGGCTCGTAAGAAGTTGACACAAGAAGACAGAGACATCCTTTATGTAGGTAGAATTAACCCAATTGCAACCTTCTCTGATGTAGGTACAGTAATTTGGGGTAATAAAACTCTACAAGTAAGAGAATCAGCTCTTGACAGAATCAATGTAAGAAGATTGTTATTACAAGCTCGTAAGTTGATTTCAGCTGTGTCAGTAAGATTGTTGTTCGAACAAAACGACGCACAAGTAAGACAAGACTTTTTAAATGCGGTTAATCCAATCTTAGATGCGATTAGAAGAGACCGTGGTTTATATGACTTCCGTGTAACTGTTTCTTCAGATCCTGAGGATTTAGATAGAAACCAAATGACAGGTAAGATCTACATTAAACCTACAAGATCTCTTGAATTCATCGACATTACATTCTACATCACTCCAACAGGAGCATCGTTTGAGAATATTTAATGTGGTTAATAAAAATAAGAAGGGGGACAATAGTTCCCCTTTTTTTATTTTAGTTGATATTTATTATTATGAATTATAAAAAATTTGTTAAAGAAATTATTTCAGAGATTATTCACGATCAAATGAAACCAACAATGAAGTATTATGCTTTTGATTGGGATGATAATTTAATGTATATGCCAACTAAAATATATCTTAAAGACGATGATGGTAAAACGGTTGGTATGTCAACGGAAGACTTTGCGGAATATAGAACTGAAATTGGTAAAGAACCTTTCGAGTATGAAGGACACACAATAGTTGGTTTCGATGAAGATGCATTTATGGATTTCAGAGTTCCTGGTGACAATGCATTTATAAAAGACGCTATGAGAGCTGAAACAGGACCAGCGTGGAGTGATTTTGTGGAAGCGGTAAATAACGGGTCAGTTTTTGCGATTATTACAGCGAGAGGTCACACCCCTTCGGTACTTAAAAATGCGGTTTACAATCTAATTAAAAAGAACAAACACGGATTAAGTGAAAAAGAACTTGTTAAAAATCTTAAAAAATATAGAGATTTAGCGGACGAGGATGAATTATCTGATGATGAATTGGTTAGGGCTTATTTAGATATGAATAAGTATCATCCTGTGAGTTTTGGTGAAGGTTCAGCTGCGAATCCTGAAGAACTTAAAGTAAAAGCAATGAGAGAGTTCATGTCATATGTTCAAGACTTATCAAGAAAATTACAAGAGAAAGCCTTTATGAAAAATAAAATAAGTAATTACTTTATACCTTATATTGGTTTTTCAGATGATGATTTAAGAAACGTCCAAGCAATGAAGAAACATTTTGATGATGAATCTGGATTAGATATTTATCATACAGGAGGAGGAAAGAAAACTAAATTTGAATAATAACTGGGACTAGTTAAGATATAATGTGAAAAAAATTTGAAGTAAATAGAAAATTTTTCAAATCACACTATTTATAATAAAAATAAAACAAAAGAAAAAAAATAAGATATGGCTGATTTGTTAATGAAAATGCCGATCCCTTACGAACCGAAAAGGGAGAACCGATGGATTTTGAGATTTCCTTCATCACTTGGTATAAACGAGTGGTATGTAGAAAGTACTTCAAGACCAAAACTTACTATCGCATCAAAAGAGATTGAATTTTTAAATACTTCAACCTTTGTTGCGGGAAGATTCAAATGGGATGCTGTTTCAGTTAAATTCCGTGACCCTATCGGACCTTCAGCTTCACAAGCGATTATGGAATGGATTCGTTTATGTGCTGAATCAGTAACAGGACGTATGGGTTATGCTGCGGGATACAAAAAGAATGTTGACCTTGAGATGTTAGACCCAACAGGTGTTGTTGTGGAAAAATGGATTTTAGAAGGAGCTTTCCTTTTAGGTTATGATGGAGGTTCTTTAGCATACAACTCTGACAATATCGCAGGTATCACTTGTCAAATGCAAATGGATAGATGTATCTTGGTATACTAAGAAAAAAAAAACGTTTATAATATAAAAGACCGTATACTTTACTAGTTACGGTCTTTTTTTATTTTTAAGAAAAAGAATTTATTTTATGGAAAATAATGTTTATGAAGCAGGACAAATGGGGTTTAACTTACCTCACGATATAATCGAATTACCTTCACAAGGTTTATATTATAAATCAAAAAAGAAAAGTGTTAAGATTGGTTATTTAACGGCGTCAGATGAGAATATACTATCAAATTTTGATATATCTAAAAACATTACTGATGGTATTATTTTACCTGTGTTGAGAAATAAACTTTATGAAAGAGATTTAAGACCTGAAGAATTATTAGATGGTGATGTTGAGGCAATTCTTTTGTTTTTACGAAACACCGCATTTGGTCCTGAGTACAAAGTTAGTGTTACAGACCCTAAAACTGGGGACTTGTTTACCGCTTCAATTTTGTTAGATGAATTAAATTATAAAAAAACTGAACATACACCTGATGAAAACGGAGTGTTTAACGTAGAACTTCCAATTAGTAAAACTAAAGTCGCTCTTAAAATATTAAACCTTTCGGAAAGAATAGAAATTGATAGAATATTAAAATCTTATCCTAACGAAAGAGTTGCACCATCTGTAACTACAAAACTAATTAAACAAATCCACTCAATTGAAGGTGATGTTGATAAAAACAAAATTGCAGTTTTTGTTGAATCCATGCCAATTGGGGATTCAAAATTTATTAGAAGGTTTATTTTCGATAATGAACCAAGATTAGACCTTAGAAAAGAAGTTATAGCCCCGTCAGGAGAAAGAGTAATGGTTGACATTACTTTTGGGGTGGAATTTTTTCGGCCTTTCCTATCAGTATAAGGCATCTTTATTAGATGAATTTTACTATTTCTCAAAAATTTTTAGAACCCAATATTCTGAGTTCATGTCTATGCCAACTTACATTAGAAAATATTTAATTAACAAACATGTTGAGGAAATCCAAAATCAATAATCAAATATTTATCTTAAAGTAATATTTTATAATGGCAGGAAACGAAGCATCAAATACTGGACAAAACACAGGTGGGAACAACCAACAAAAGTCGGTAGAACAAACCAAAAAAGAACTTTTAGCTCAACTCACAAAGGAGTTGGGTTTAGATGCTGCCCAAGGTAATTATAAGCAAGAATACGTACAACAAATAGGGTATAATCCAGCACAAATTAAACAAGCTATGAGTGGGGTAATGCAAGCTACCGCTCAAGGTCTTGCTGATCAATCAGTTTTCACTACCTTAGATGAACAAGCAACAAGTGTAAGTAATAGTTTTGGTATTGCTAAAGGTAGAATGGAAGAGTTTAGGCAAGTAATTGCGGATGCTTCACCAACTCTTGTTAAATTAGGTATTGATCAGACTGAAGCTGCAGCAAACTATACTAAAATTGCGGACGCAATGGGAGGTGCTGTAAGTATGGGTACTGAGGCTATTGTTGAAATGTCCGCAGCGGCAAAAATTTCAGGAACTGATGCTGGCTCATTAGCCGCAAAATTTAGAGAAGTAGGTGTTTCTGTTTACGATGCTGGAGATCAAATGAAGGAGGTTGCTAATTACGCAAGAAACGTGGGTGTTTCAGTATCCGCAGTATCAACAGGAGTATTGGCTAACTTGAACAAATTGAATACAATGAACTTCCAAGGAGGAGTTGAGGGACTTACTAGAATGGCGGCTCAAGCGGCAAGATTGGGTGTTGATATGGGTAAAGTTTTACAAAAGGCCGATGAGTTAATGGACCCTGATAAAGCAATTGACATGGCCGCTAGTTTACAAAGACTTGGAGTTACCTCAAGTGCACTTCTTGATCCATTACGTGCAATGGACATGGCTCAAAATGACCCTGAAGCTCTACAAAACGAAATGTTAAACATCTCAAAAGAATTTACCAAGTTTAATGAACAATCGGGTAAATTTGAAATTATGCCTGGTGCTAAACGAAGATTAAAAGAAGTTGCGGGAGCATTAGGTATGAATGCCGACGAGTTGGCAAAAATGTCGATTCAGTCTGCAGAATTTGACAAAAAACTTTCACAATTAAAACTACCAAGTTTTGCTGAAGGTGATGAAGAAACAAAACAGTTAATTGCGGGTATGGCTCAGATGAAAGGAGGAGTCGCAACTGTAAATGTAAAAGACGAAAAAACTGGTGAAGTTTTACTAAAACAAGTGGATCAATTAACACCTGAAGATATTCAAAAACTTAAAGAGTCTCAAACACAACAAGCAAAATCAGTTGAGGAATTAGCCTACGATCAATTAACTCAATTACAACAAATAAATTCAGGAATAAACGGGGTAAAGGCGGCCGCCGCTTTTGGTACTGCAACAGCGGAGCCTATTGAAAAATTAGTTGGAACTTTAAGTGGTGTTTCAGGTCAGATCTCAAAAGATTATGGGTCAAGAGCTGAAACAAAAGATTTCAGAAAAGGCGCTGAAAGTATTGGACAACCTATTGAAGATGTTATTACCGCAGCAATCAGAGGTGATGAAGCTGGTCAAAAAAAGGC